ATATAATGGAATATCATCATTTTCAAGTGGATTAACATCATTTGGATATTACGATAATGATTTAGAATTCATCTCAGATGCAGACAAAGTTATTCAATGGAGTGCAAGACAACTTGGGTATCCAATTGTTGATGTAGAGTTAACCAATGAGCAAATGTATGATGCGTTTGAATCAGCTACATCTAAATATTCAAGTGAAATATATGATTATAAGATTAGAGATAATTATCTCAATTATGATGGAGCAATAATTCCATCGGGCAGTTTTAATATGGCAAATGTTAGAACTACACCGTCACTTGGAACAATAATTAGACTTGCACAGACTTATGGGACAGAAGCACAGAGTGGTGGAAATATTCCATTTTATTCTGGCTCAATTGATTTAGTTCCAAACCAACAAACATATAATTTGAATGATTGGGCAAGTACAAATTTAACTTTGCTTCCAAATGATAAGATTGAAATAAAGAGAATATTCTATGAAGGAATTCCTGCAATTAATAGAATGTATAATACATACAATTCTGGTATGGGAATTAATTCGGACTTTAGCATAAATGGTTCATCTGGGGCAATAGGAAATTATGATACATCATATACACTATTACCAACTGACTATGATTTATTAAAAGTACAATCAGTGGAGTTTAATGATTCTATCAGAAAAAATTCACATACATTTCAACTTAGAAATAATGAATTGAAAATATTTCCAATTCCGAGAAGTGTTGGTAAATTATGGATTGAGTTTATAAAAACATCTGAGAGAGATTCATCATTTGATTATAAACTTCTTGATGGAACTAACACTAATGTTGAAAATGTTGTAACAAATGTTAGTAATGTTCCATTTGGGCAGATGACATATTCTGCAATAAATTCAAATGGTAAGACATGGATTAGAAATATGACATTAGTCGAATGCATGAGAAGACTTGCTATGGTTAGAGGTAAATATACCAACATTCCACTGCAAAATCATGAATCATCAACATTAAATAGTTCAGACTTATATGCACTTGCTGATAAATTAGAAACAGATTTGCTTACTAAACTGAGAGAAATGTTAGAAGCTACATCAAGACAAAAACAACTTGAAAAGCAAAATACTGAGAGTGAGAACATAAAGGCGACATTAAATTCAATTCCATTACCAGTTTATATTTTTTAATAATGACATTAATAGAAAAATTAAAAGAGGAAAAGGTATTGAATGAGTCACTCAATTTATACCAAGCATATGTACTAATATCTGTAAATAAAGACATTGACAGAGCAGATGTATTCAATGCAATGCGAGCAATACCAAATGTTGTAATTGTAAAGCCTAAAGATAGTGATTATTTGAATTCTAAAGAAACGGATTCAATTGGCTATTCATATGTGAATATAAAATTCATATCAAATCACAATGCAATTTTAGATTTTAAAGAAATTAAGAAAATTGCATTAGCAGGTAATGATGAAGCATATAAAGTAGAAGGACTCATTTCAATAAAATTTAAACCATCACAAATCACACGAGTTTAATGGCATTATTTGGGGGTAGAAGAGATATAGATTTATTCAAGAGTATTTCAAGAGAATTAGTTGAAGATATTATTGAACAATATGTTGGATATTATAAGTTAATTTTAAATGAAACTTCAAGCAATATATATGGAGAAAGTCTAAATAAAGTTTATAATCAACCAATATTAACACCATGCTTAATTGACCATTCAGACCAAGAAACAAATGATGCTGATACAATTGGGTCAATTGGTAGAAATATCGAAGTTTCATTCCTAATTGAGACTCTAAAAGAACTTAATTTATATCCAGAAAAGGGTGATATAATGGTTTGGAGATTTGATGAATAATCAATATATATTTGGTAAAGATAATGATTATAATTATGGTGATGACTATTTAAACGAATTTGGGGATAATTATTCAATCAGAGTTGTCGCAAAATTAACATCACCAGATAAATTAAACATAAATAATGTTAGGATTTAATGAACTTTTTTATTATATGCTATGTTTTTTAAATGAATGACAAAAAATGCAACACAAATTCAACGGAATAATCTAAAATATACACCAGATGTTCCAGATAGGTCAAATGAAACATCAAAAATAGGTGAAGATTTTAGTAGATTTAATATTGGACTTGAAACTATTGATGAAGTGATAATTAAATTCATGTCTAAGAAAGTTATTCCAAATTTATATCAAAATAATCAAATCATAGAGGTCGATTTGCAATTTGCAAATCCCGAATTATATGAGACTATTCAAGAGGATGGTTATTATAGAGATAAAAATGGAAAACTATTATATCCAATCATTGTGATAAACAGGAGCAATGTTGAACCAAATAATTCATTTATACCAAAAATTGATGGACTTAATCAATTGGAATCAATGTATTTTATTAGAGAATCAACTGTTAAAGATAATTATGGCAAAGAAAGAGTCCATAAGGAATATCTTGAAATGCCTTTTCCAGACTATGTCACAATAACATATGAGTGTACGGCATTAACAAATTATAGAACACATCAAAATAAAATTACAGAGTCAGTTTTATATGCAAATAACGCATATTGGGGGCAATATGATGAAAATCCACATAGATTTCTAACCAAAGTTCAAACATTTTCGGATTCATCAGAAGTCAATTTGATGGTGGATGCGTATTTAATTCAAGATACGATGCTATCAAATCAATACAGAACTGTGGTTCACAACATGAATCATGTTTCGCTAAATTTTAACATAAAGTAAATTATACAAAATGAAACAATTTGAGTTAACAGAAGAGGAGTACAATCAATTAGTAGAATTAAGACAAGGAATTGATTACCAAACATTAATGTATGGAAAATTGACATTAGATTTGGAGTCACTCGAAGAATCAAAATCACAATTGCTTGAAAAACTTGATGAAATCAAGCAAAATCTTAGAAATTCACATGAAGCTAAGGTAATACAAGACGTACAAGATAAACATGGTGAGGGTGGTGTATTTGATTTAGACACTAAATTGTATAAAATCCAAGAATAAATATAATTATTCCAAGAAAATGTTGCATTTTTCTATAAAAAGTGCAACATTTTTCATTTTATTGATATTTATATTTATACAAAACGAAATTAATGGTAGATTATTCTCAAAAACAGGCAGGTATTTATTTTGAAACATACGATAATTCACAATATACCACAACTGGTACAACATTCTCTGATATTGCTTTAATTACACCAACGGTTAAAGGAAAAGCGTTTTATCCAAGAACTGTATCATCAATGGCGGAGTTTTCAAATTATTTTGGCACAACTTTCAAAAGTGGGTCACAGTATTATGAATATCAAGGTTCATTATTGGCTCAAAACTATTTTGATAACGCAGGTACATCAATGTTAGTAATTCCAGTTAAGTCTGGAACATATTCTCCTGCAACATCAACTGCGATGAACGTTGCGACAGGTAGTGTTTTTACATTAGAAACTATTTCCGATGGTGCAATATTGAACAATGCAGGTGGTGAAATTTTAAATTCAAGTGGCTCATTAATCAATGGTACAGTTGATAATATTCGTTGGGAAGTTAGTAATGTTAGTGTTGCAAAAGGAACATTTGATTTATTAATCAGAAGAGGTGACGACAACTCTAAAAATAAGGTTATATTAGAGCAATATATTGGAGTTTCACTTGACCCAATGCATTCTAATTATATCACTAAAGCAATTGGTGATACAGTTTACAATTATGATGTAACAAATCAAGTTTTGCAAAAATCTGGAAGCTATCCAAATGTATCTAAATATGTTAGAATTGCATCAAATGTAGCATTACCAGATTACTTAGATAATAGTGGAGTTGCTAAAACTGCATTCACAGGAAGTTTACCTGTGGTAGCATCTGGAAGTTTCTCAGGAGGTTCAGATGGTACATTAAATCATCCACAACTATTCTTCGAAAATATTTCAGCAGTTAATTCACAAGGATTTACTCCAACGAGTGATGCATATGCTAAGGCAATTGGATTATTGAGCAATAAGAATGATTATGTATTTAATACATTATATTTATCAGGAATTACTGCAAATACACATCCTGCTATATTTACTTCGGCAGTTAATTTAATTAACAGTAGAGATGACATATTCGGTGTCTTAGATTTAGTTGAAGATTTCAAACAACCTGCCGACGTAATTACAGTTGCAAGTGGATTTGATACTGCAAATGTTGCATCATATTATCCACATATGCAAATTACATCAACAGGATTGAATAGAGATGTATGGTGTTTACCATCAACATTAATCGCAGGGGTTTATGCATATTCAGATTCAGTTTCATCACCTGCTTTCGCACCTGCTGGGTACGATAGAGCATCTTTAAATAAAGTGAAGGATGTTAGAACTAAGGTTGGTAATCCTAATCAGACTGCATTATTTAATGGTAATGTAAACTTAATTTTACCTATCAATGGGACATTTGTAAGTTTATCACAAAATACATTGTTACAAAAATCAACTGCGAGAGATAGAGTCAATGTAGTTAGATTATTGGGTAAGATTAAAAGATATTTATTGGAAGAAGGCAATAAGATGTTATTTCAACCATTATTAGATAGAAATAAAATCTTATTATTAGACAAAATAAATACTTGGTTTGGAACATTGCAAACAAAAAGTGAAGTATATTCAGCAAAAGCAATTGATGTTTCCAATGTAGCAAGTAATGACAGGTCTGAATTTCCAATTAAAATTGAAATCGTTCCTGCTAAGGGTATGGA